TAAGCAAGCACGAGAGACACAGTTGAATTTGTTTATAGACCAGATGCACGACATTGCCGATGCGCCTCCGCCAGTACCCCCCGAGTTCGTTAAGAACGAGAAGGGTGAAATGATCCCATTGAAGGACATGGATCGTAAGTTGTGGGTCAACGCTGAAGTACAAAGGCGGAGATTAAAGATAGATACCATTAAGTTCATAGCTGGTAAGTTAGCAGGTGTAATGAACTACAACAACGACAAGGCTATCCAAGTTGTAGGAGATACAATCAACATTTTAAATTACGCTGTAGCTCCTCCGGAGAGTAAAGAGGACCCAGTGGATATCAAAGTTAACGAAGTTAATTATATAGAGGTACCGAATGAAGATTGATTTTAATAAAGCTCTCGGGCTGCTGGATGTTTTACCGGGACAAAAGAGAACTGTTATCTCTTTGTTTATGGTAGGTATGGCTATCTGCCAATCACTGGCTACCTACGCAGGGCCACAATGGGGCCATGTGTTTAGCGCAACTGAGTGGGGTGCAGCAGTATCTATGTTCGCAGTAGCCTATCAACTTAAACTTGTTCGAGAAGAAAAGGAAAAATCCGATGAAACTAAATAAACACATTGCACTCTCAGTAGCACTAGTGTTCCTTGTGGGATGTGCTGGTATGACTTTCGGGTACAAAGACCCAGATAAGGGTGTGCTTGTTACCTGTGTTACTGAGGCTGACGTATCTAAGTGCTCCTACATTGGTGCCGATGGGGTAGAAGTATTCGTGGATGCACCTGTTTTAGGTGAACCTGTGGAGCCTAAGTAGTGGAGCCAGTATCACTTATCTTTGCTATCCTCGCTGCTGCGCAGGGTATCACTAAAGCGTACAACATGTCCAGAAGTAAGTTCTGGGTTAAGAAGATCGTGCATAAATGAAGCTACCCAGTAGTGTCCAGATTGGATCAATGAAGTATAAGATACAACTGATGAGCCAAGAGATGCAACAGATGAGTGAGGCTCATGGCCTATGTGATACTACACAACTGACTATCTACATTAATCCAAACCAATCAGATAAGAAGAAATGGTCTACACTGTGGCACGAAGTTCTCCATGGGCAGTTTGAAGAAGCTCCCATCCAACTGAAAGACGGGGATCACGAAGAGATGCTTGTGTCCCACCTAGAACGCATACAGTGTTTAGTGTTCAGGGATAATCCAACATTCATTCGTAATCTCACAAAGGTATTACGTGGGTAATATAATTACAGTCCCAAAGGACTTTGCGCCAAGACCCGGCTATCAGTTACCGTTCTTCCAAGCTATGGACGGTATTCAGGGAGATATCAACACAAAGAAGAAGAGAGCGTTCCTTCGGTGGCACCGTAGAGCGGGAAAGGACTTAACGTGTTTCGCGTACATGGCCAAGGAGATGTATGCCCGCAAGGGTATTTACTATTACTTCTTGCCCAACTACCAGCAGGGCCGTAAGATTATCTGGGAAGGTATGGACAAAGAGGGTGTGCGGTTTATGGACCGAATGCCCAAGGAACTAATCAAGCGCGTACAGAACCAAGAGATGATTATGGAGCTTACCAACGGCTCTATCTTTCGTGTTATTGGTACAGACAACATTGACAGTATCATGGGTACTAACCCCATTGGCTGTGTGTTCTCTGAGTACTCTCTCCAAGACCCACAGGCGTGGGAGTTTATTAGACCTATCTTGGCAGAGAATGGTGGCTGGGCAGTGTTCAATGGAACACCACGTGGCCGTAACCACATGTACGAACTAGAACAAAAGATACGTGGACGAGATGATTGGTATTTCTCCGAAGCACAAACACTGTGGCCAGATAGACCACACTATACAGGAGCAGTAGCATCTGAATCAATCGAAGCAGAACGTGAAGCAGGAATGGACGACGATACAATTGAGCAGGAATTCGGAGTATCTTATACAGCTGGCGTTAAAGGTGCATTCTATGCTGACCAAATTGAACGAGCAAGAAGTGAAGGCCGTACAGGATCATTTATACACGACGACCAAAAGCTAGTAGATACATTCTGGGATCTTGGTATGGGCGACGATACCGCTGTGTGGTTCCGCCAGATAGATGGTAATAAAAGAATCTGGATTGATTTCTTTGCAAACAGGGGGAAAGACATTGGTTATTACATCACACAACTTGCCGACAAAGGATACAAATACAGAACACATTACCTACCACATGACGGTGGGAACCGCACAATACAAACAAACTACAGAACAGACGATCTATTCAGAGGGCTCTGCCGGGAATACAAGATCAGTTCCGACGTGGTTGTTTGTCCTAGGCTCAAAGTTCAAGATGGTATAAACGCAGTACGTGCTAACTTCAGTAAGTACTTCTTTAATACTGACAGTCCCGATATACGTGATGCTATTAAGATGATTGAACTTTATCATCGCAGGTGGGACCCAAAGAGACAGGTATTTATGAAAGAACCTGTTCACGACTGGACATCTCATTGTGCTGACGCATTACGAACAGAAGCATCCAGCGAACAGTACGATATCATAGACGAATGGGGTCGGGACGAGATGCCTGAAATTATAACTGATTTTGTTTTAAACTGAGGAGATAGATATGGCATTGTTTCAAAGTATATTAAAGATTCATCAATTCGGGGAATCTAAAAAAGCTGGACAATTGTTACATGGTATTGACCCAAAGACTGGGAAACCATTTGAAAGTGTATCATCTGCTGGGGGTTTTACAGAAGTTGGTAAATCTGATACTGGTAAAACTATAGTAAGAGACAATATCACAGGCGTTACTGGGCTAGCCCCAAGTGAACCCGGAGCAATTGGACATCTTACGGTATCATCTGGAGCTAAAGCACTGGGTAGAAAAAGAACTCCATTACAATTAGCCCGCAAGGGAGAAGCTAGACGATTAAAAGATACACGCAGAGGATCAAAATCTGCCAAGGCTGGTGCGGCTAAGACTGCTGGTGCTGGTATATTAGGAACACCGTCTATTCTTGGACAAACACCTATTCTGGGGTAAATAATGCCTGTTGTAACTAACGACAATGAAACACAAGATATACTGAGCCTCGCTGAGTCTTTATTCGGGTCTACTGAACGTAAACAGTTTGAGAATAACTGGGACGAGTTGGCAGACTATCTATTACCTATGCAATCAGGTATATTCAATACTGACGTGGGTACGCCCGGAGAAAAGAAGACCACAAAGATATTTGATATTACAGGCATACAAGCAAACAGCGATCTCGCTGCCACCTTCCACTCCACTCTAACTAACCCAGCAACTCGCTGGAGTAATATAGAACATGAAGACCCAGAGTTGGCGGAAGACGACGAAAGCCGTGCGTGGTTAGAAGACTCTCGTAACAGAATGCACAAGGCATTCAGTCAATCAAACTTTGATGTAGAAGTAGCTAGTAACTACCAGATGTTTACAAGTCTGGGTACTATGTCACTACAGCATGATGCTTTGCCACTCAAGGCAGACGGTACGTTTGGTGGATTCTTCTTTAAGGCTTGGCATTTATCTAAAGTTGCATTCATGGAGAATCAACTGGGTAAAGTTGATAATATCTTTCGTAAGTTTAGATTTACCAAGAAACAAGCTATTCAACGGTGGGGCAAGGATACTCCTAAAGTTATAATGGAATCCACAAAGCCTACAGAAGAATTTGAAATACTTCATGTTATTCGTCCCAACGCAAATGCTGGTGACGCTGGAACACTGATACTACCAATTAAAAGTATGCCGTTTGAATCTCTTTATGTGTTGACTAAGACACAAGAGATTGTAGAACGTGGTGGCTATATGGAATTTCCTAACCACGTTACTAGGTGGTCACTCATGCCGGGCGAGAAGTATGGTCGAGGTCCGGGACATTTAGCTATCCCAGATGTACGTACACTTAACAGGATGGTCGAATTGGGACTCACCGCTATTGCTAGAGGTATCGCACCGCCCCTCTTCAGTGAACGTAGAAATATCTTAAGTAGTCTTAATTTAAAGCCTAATGGCCTAAGTATTGTTAAGGATGTAGATAAGATTAAAGAGTTTGTAACACAGGCACGCTCTGACCTATATCAGTTCTCTAAAGAAGATTACAAGAACAGTATTCGTTCAGCATTCTTTCTTGACAAATTACTCTTACCGCCTCGTGAAGAAGTAGGCGAGATGACAGCCTTCGAGATCGCTAGGCGTATCGAACAGACACAAAGAGTACTGGGTCCCACGTTTGGCAGATTGAACCAAGAGTTCTTACAGCCATTAGTGTTACGTAGCTTCAAGATGATGTTACGTGGTGGCGCATTTGCTGAACCCCCACCTCTCATTAAAGAACGTGGGCTTAACATTGAGGTTAAATTTGTTAATGCTCTGGCGCGTAGCCAACAGATTGAAGAAGTAAGTGCTATCAACCAGTGGGTACAGATTCTTGCTGGACTAGGACAACTTGAACAGATCGGTTCTTCTGCTGGTGATCTACTTGACATAGATGCTGCTGGTGAGACTTCCGCCCGTATCCTTGGTGTTCCAGAGGATGTTATTGCAGACAG